GAAAAAACCGATATCGGTGGATTAAGGAAATGAAATGGTCGACTTATCAACCTTTGTTGAGGTGACGCTAAACGAACACGATGACTTTTTAAAAGTGAGAGAAACGCTAACCAGAATTGGTGTATCCTCACGTAAAGAACGGGTTCTATACCAGTCTTGCCACATCCTACACAAGAGAGGGCAATACTATATTGTCCACTTTAAAGAATTATTCGCACTAGACGGAAAACCATCTAGCATCATAGATAACGATATTGAAAGGCGAAACGCAATAGCTAAACTCCTAGAAGAATGGGGTCTAGTTAAGATTGTTAATCCTGACATTATGGTAGACAAGATTGCTCCGATACATCAAATTAAGATTATATCTTACAAAGAAAAAGATGAATGGGAACTAGTCAGCAAATATAACATTGGAAAGAAGTCTCAAGAATGATTGAGGTGAACTATGAAAAAAGTGAAAGAAAAAATTACAGAGTTGAAAAACATCTACACTGGTGAGATTGTTTGCACCAGTAATCTGTATGAAAAAAGAGTTGATAGCACTATGACATTTATTCAAGTTTACAAGCCGGAAGAACCACAAAGAAAATACTTTGTAAATGGCTCGGCCTTCGTAAAGTTGTATAAATAACTGTACCCACCTTAGGGCTGTTTGATGCTACGGTATAAGGCGTCCGTGTAATTACACCTCCGACACGATAGTTTGGACCAGTATAAGGTAAGCTGGAAGTTATGCCTTCGGGGTAACATTTTTTTAACTTGCTTTTAAAGGAGAACTTTATGACAACATTAAGATTCACACATCTATACCCTTCCGTTGTTGGCTTTGACCGACTACTTGACACATTTGATACCATGCTAACGGAAAAACCTACCACTTTCCCTCCACACAACATTGTTAAAGTTGATGATAATAATTATCTCGTTGAACTTGCTGTTGCTGGATTCAATGAAAGTGAAATCACTATTGAGGTGTTGAAAAATACTTTGACTATCAAAGGCGAAAAAGGCCTTGATGACACCAGAAACTATCTACATCGTGGTATTGGCACACGTTCGTTTAAGAAAACTGTAACGTTGGCTGATACTGTGCAAGTTGATGGTGCAAGTTTGGATAATGGTGTTCTTACAGTAAAACTTATCAATATTGTACCAGTTGAAAAACAACCGGTTAAAATTGCTATCAATACAGTAAGTAAACCACAATTACTCCAAGAAAAAGTTTAATTATTACCTGAAAAATCTGCCTTCTTGTGTTATAATAAGCACTTGAAGGCAGAAAGTAAACTATGAAAATTGCTCTAGCATCCGACGTACACCTTGAATTTGGTGAAATATCTTTTGAGAATACCGAGAACGCTGATGTTCTTATTCTCTCTGGAGATATTTGTGTGGCCGCAGACTTGATGGTAAAAGATGATATTGGATTCTTTGATAAAAATGTTCGCTCTGAAAAATATCATAAATTCTTTCAAGAATGTGGTGAAAGATTTCCGCATGTCATTTATATTATGGGGAACCATGAACACTATAACGGTGATTATCGGAACACTATTACAACTTTGCGTGATAGGCTGTCTTATATACGCAATCTCCATATCTTAGACAAAGATACTTTTGTTATTGATGATGTAACATTCATTGGTGGTACTTTGTGGACAGATATGAACAAAGAAGATCCAATCACTCTCATGCAAATGTCGGGTATGATGAATGACTTCCGTTGTGTTCAAAATAGTAATCGGGTAACAACCTTCAAAGATGAAGATGGTAAATTCCATGAACGCAAAAGTCGTTTCACACCAGAAGATGCTGTGGAAGACCATAAACAAATGATGGATTATATTCGCATTATGATTGAAGGCAAGTTTGACCAAAAGTTTGTTGTCGTTGGGCATCATTCACCTAGCAAACAGTCAACACATCCTCGGTATAAAGAAGAAGTGATTATGAATGGTGGTTATAGTTCCGATTTGAATGATTTCATTATGGATCATCCACAAATTAAACTATGGACTCATGGGCATACACATGAAGACTTTGATTACATGATTGGTAGCACAAGAATTGTTTGTAATCCACGTGGTTACATTCGTTACGAAACCCGTGCTGATAGATTTGAACTTAAATTTTTGGAGATTTGATATGAAACCAGGTGCTAATTTTAAAATTAATCGTAGTGTTAAACGCCGTATGGCTACTATCGTTAATTCATTTGAAAGGCATTCGTATAAGAATGCAATGATTCATGCACAACTTGTTGGTAATAAACCTGTTGTGCATGAAAAGAAACAAAAGAATAAAATTGAACAAGTTTAATACCGCTCACATGGAAGCGGCTGAAGTTTACGCTAAGTTATCTTCAGCCCGCCGCTTGAAAGTTGGTTGTGTTATTGTAAAAGATAACACAATCATAGGTATTGGCTACAATGGTATGCCTTCTGGTTGGGATAATAACTGCGAAGATAAAGAATATATGGACCGAACGGCGGGTGGTTGGTTGTCACCTGAAGAAATTAAAGAACAGTGGCCATGGAGTGAACAACAGTTACCAAAAACTGAAGACCTTCCATGGCTTCGTTATAAGTTAAAAACTAAACCTGAAGTGCTTCATGCTGAGACAAACGCACTTGCAAAGGTAGCAAAGTCAACCAATTCAAGTGATGATGCAACATTATACGTGACACATGCGCCGTGTTTAGATTGTGCTAAATTGATTTATCAATCGGGCATTAATAGTGTATTTTATCGTAACACGTATAGAGATAACCAAGGCATTGATTTTTTGATTAAGTGTAATGTCGGAGTGAATAGAATATGAGTAAAATTTATACATCGCAAGTTATTGAAATCTGTGAAAACGGAGATGCAATAATTGAATTGCCTAAAGAACTTATGGAAGATATGGGTTGGAAAACAAACGACCTGTTAGACATTGACTATGTTAATGGCGAACTTATCATTAAAAAGATTGAAGAAACACGTATGAAAAGATACTGGAGAATCTTCAAATCTTTTTTTCAAAAAACTAAATAAAACAACCGCGGGATAGTAAAACGGTATTACGGAGGACTCATAATCCTCAGTTCTTGGTTCGATTCCAGGTCCCGCAACCAATAGGATATATTATGACTGATATGAATAAAGACGTTAATATTTTTATTGACGCATGTGACCAAGTACCATCTCTGGAGAATATTAGTCTCTACCGAAATCTTATTGTAGAAGAATTTTGGGAATTCAAAGATGCTAATCAGAAAGATGATTTGGTAGAAGAATTAGATGCTTGCATGGACATGATTTGGGTGATACTTGGATTTTGTCGTATGCGTGGATTTGATGTTGATGGCGCATGGGCCGAAGTTGCTCGGAGTAATCTATGCAAGATTGATTCTGAGACTGGTAAAGTTATTAAACGTGCTGATGGTAAAGTTATGAAACCTGAAGGATGGACTGCTCCAGTGCTTGCACCTTTTGTTAAACTGTGATATAATATCGTTATGGATGAAGATACAAGAGAAATTCTTTTAATTCTGCAAGAAGAATGTGCAGAAGTCACTCAAGCAATAAGCAAATGTTTTCGTTTCGGTCCTGACCAATTAAAACCTGGTAAAGACAAAACGAACATTCAAATGTTGCAGGAAGAATTGGGTGACCTTCTGGCTATGATTGATTTGCTTGTGAAGAAAGATGTTGGTGTCAATTGGAAAGAATTGATGTTAGCAAAGCAAAACAAATTTTTAAAACTTAAACAATGGAGTAATATTGAAATTGAGTAATATCAATACATCAAAACTCGCCTATCATATGGCAGTTGAAAACAAACTCCAGGCATACAAGTATGACCTGGTTCTGCGTGAGTTTGACAATATGGTTGAACTTATTGGTCTAGTTAATGACCCAACCCAAGACATGGCCGACTTCCGCGGTCGTGAAATGTTGTTCCCCAAGAAGTGGGTAACATTGAAAACCTTTTTTGCAGAAGAAAGGATTAAAGTATGAGTTTAAAACTTATTACTTTCAAAACAAACCAAACCATCCTTGGTGATGTTGAGTATAGTGGCGGTGAATATACCGTAAAGCAACCTGTACAGGTTATTGTACAGCCAACTAAAGATGGCCCAATGATGGGCTTCTCTCCATTCTTAGATTTCTGCGTAGAGTTTTCTACTGGCATTAAATTTTCATCTTCGGATGTTTTAACTGTAACTACACCAGCGGTTGAATTGTCGAATCAATACAATCAAGTCTTCGGTTCTGGTATTCAAATCGCATCATCTATTCCTAAATATTAATGAGTAACTTTTACACTAATGTAATTTGTGTTGGTAACAACATTCTTTACAGAGGCGTAGAGAACGGTAGGCGTGTAAAACTCCGTGTGGGTTACACGCCTACAATGTTTTTGCCTTCTAAAAAAGAAACGAAATGGAAAACTCTCCATGGTGAATACCTTGATGAAGTTCCCATGGGTTCAATTCGTGATTGTAGGGACTTCATTAAGCGATATGAAGATGTTGAGAACTTTAAGATTTATGGAAACACACGTTATGAGTATGCCTATATTGCTGATGAATTCAAAGGCGCAATTGATTGGGACCAAGCCAAAATTAATATTGCAGTCATTGATATTGAAGTCGGTTCAGAAAATGGCTTTCCTGACCCATACAAAGCAAATGAGCCAATCACAGCGATTGCGGTAAAGACGCTTGATGGTGATATGAAGGTTTATGGTTGCGGTAATTTTAATAACAGCCGTGATGATGTTACTTACATAAAATGCAGAGATGAATATGACCTCTGCAAGAGATTCCTAGAAGATTGGAAATACGATACACCAGATATCATTACTGGTTGGAACACTCGCTTCTTTGATATTCCATATTTGGTTAATCGCTTTGTTAAGATTCTTGGTGAAGATGAAATGAAAAATCTTTCACCATGGGGAATTGTGCAAGAACGAAAGACCAACATCAAAGGTCGTGAATTAATCTCGTATGAAATCTATGGCATTTCATCACTAGACTATATTGAATTGTATAAGTGGTTTGCTCCTGGTGGTAAGTCACAAGATTCATATCGTCTGGACAACATAGCTAACATTGAGTTGGGCAAGAAAAAACTTTCTTATGATGAATTTGAAAACTTGCACCAATTGTATAAGTTAAACTATCAAAAGTTTATTGAGTATAACATTGTTGACGTTGAATTGATTGTTGAATTGGAAGCTAAGTTAAAGCTGATTGAATTATCTTTGACTCTTTCATATGATACCAAGTCTAACTATGGTGATGTGTTTACACAAACTAGAATGTGGGACGCTATCATCTATAACTATTTGCTTGAACGAAACATCGTTGTGCCTCCTAATGAGACAAGTGTTAAAGATGGTGCGTTTGAGGGTGCGTATGTAAAAGATCCACAAATTGGTGTGCATGATTACGTTGCATCGTTTGACTTGAATAGTTTGTATCCACATTTGATGATGCAATATAACATTTCGCCTGAAACAATTATTGAGGTCAAAGATTATGATGACAACATGCGTCAGATTATTTCTGATGGTGTTAATGTTGATAAGATGTTGAGCAAAGAAGTTGATACTTCAAAACTACAAGGTGTTACCATTACACCTAATGGTCAATTCTTCCGAACAACCGAACAAGGTTTCTTGCCTAAGATGTTGGAAGAAATGTATCAAGACCGTAAGAAGTTTAAGAAGCTGATGATTTCTGCTAAACAGGAATATGAAAAAGAAACAGATGCCAATAAGAAGTATGAATTGAAAAAGAAAATTGCACGATATGACAATCTGCAACTTGCTAAAAAAGTTTCATTGAATTCAGCTTATGGTGCGATGGGTTCACAATACTTCCGATTCTATGATTTGCGTCTAGCACTTGGTGTTACTTCGGCAGGTCAACTTTCAATTCGTTGGATTGAAGAAAAGATTAATAAGTATATGAACGACTTGTTAAAAACGAATGGTGTAGATTATGTTATTGCCTCAGACACAGATTCAATTTATCTCCGTCTTGGTGAGTTGGTTGATAAAGTGTATTCAAAGAAAACGGATGTTAATCAACTTATCTCCTTCATGGACCGTGTCTGTGAAGATAAGATTCAACCATATATTGATAACTCTTATCAGGAACTTGCTACGTATGTCAACGCATATTCCCAAAAAATGCAAATGAAACGTGAAGGGTTGTCTAACAAAGGTATCTGGACAGCAAAGAAGCGGTACATTTTGAATGTATACAACAACGAAGGCGTTCAATACGCAGAGCCTCAGATGAAAGTCATGGGTCTTGAAATGGTGAAATCTTCTACTCCATCTTCCATCCGCGATAAGATGAAAGAAGTTATCAAGTTGATGGTAACTGGTACCGAAGATGATGTGCAAGAATTCATTGCCAACTTCCGCAAAGAGTTTAGAACATTGCCGATTGAAGAAATATCTTTTCCTCGTTCGGTGAATGGTTTGAAGACATACACAGACAAAGCGCAAATATATACTAAGGGTACACCGATTCATGTTAAGGGTGCGTTGCTGTATAATTACCTGTTGAATAAACATAACTTATCAAACAAGTACCCTAAGGTTCAAGAAGGTGAAAAATTAAAGTTTACATACCTGATTCAACCTAACCCAATCAATGATACGGTAATATCGTATCCAACACGCCTGCCAACTGAATTTGGACTTGACAATTACATTGATTATGAGTTACAATTTGAGAAAGCGTTTCTTGACCCAATCAAAATCATTCTTGATTGTATGAATTGGCAATCAGAGAAAACAAGTTCACTGGCAGATTTTTTCTAAAGGATAATTATGAGTTTATTGGACAAAATTAAAAAGAATTCTACGATTAAAGATAGTGCAATTCTATCTAAATCAAAATTCTTTACTGAGAAAGATATGATACCAACATCCATTCCTATGGTCAATGTTGCTCTATCTGGTAAATTAGAAGGCGGTCTAACGCCTGGTCTTACAATGTGGGCTGGTCCATCAAAGCACTTTAAGACTGCATTTAGTTTGTTGATGGCTAAATCTTACATGGACAAATACGATGAAGCAGTCCTTATTTTCTACGATTCAGAGTTTGGTACTCCGCAGTCTTATTTTGATACTTTTGGTATTGACACAGAGCGGGTGCTCCATACTCCTCTTACAGATATTGAACAACTCAAATTCGACATAATGAAACAGTTGGAAGGTATTGAGCGAAACGATAGAGTAATGATTATCATTGATTCAATTGGTAACCTCGCATCAAAGAAAGAAATTGATGATGCACTTGAAGGCAAATCAGTTGCAGATATGAGCCGCGCAAAACAAGTTAAGAGTTTGTTCCGTATGGTTACACCTCACTTGAATCTAAAAGATATTCCAATGGTTGTTGTGAATCACACATACAAAGAGATTGGTTTGTATCCAAAAGATATTGTTGGTGGTGGTACTGGTTCATATTACTCTGCTGATAACATCTTCATCATCGGTCGCCAACAAGAAAAAGATGGCACAGAAATTACTGGCTACAATTTCATTATCAATGTAGAAAAGTCTAGGTATGTCCGCGAGAAGTCTAAGATTCCAGTTAGTGTATCTTATGATGGCGGTATCAACAAATGGTCTGGTTTAATTGATATTGCACTTGAATCTGGTCATGTTCTTAAACCAACAAATGGTTGGTACTGTAAAGTTGATAAAGAAACTGGCGAAACTGGAGACAAGAAACGCCTTGCTGATACTCAGAATGAAGAATTTTGGGGTGAGATTCTTGCAAGCGAGGACTTCAAAGATTTTGTGAGGAAGAAATATGAAATCTCTTATGGTAACATTATGGGGCAAGATGATGTTCTGGAAGAAGCCGAAGAAGTTTAAAGAAAGCGTAGATTTCAAACTTCACGACTTTGAAGAAACGGATTTAACTGGCATAGAAATTCTCCGTGGTGACTATGCTGGTGTAGTATACTATTATACCTACGCATCTGTAACAGAAGAACTAAACATGGCCAAACTCAAGTTTGGATATCATGTGGTTAACTTGATGAAATATGACAAGGATGTATTGAATCAAGATGAAAAATTTGTTACAATGCTAGGTGAAATACTGACAGAACTAATTTTAACGGAAAAACAAATTGAACCGACTAGAACTCTCTATTCTGAAGAATCTGATATATAATGATGAATATGCACGTAAGGTATTGCCATTCATTCAATCAGATTATTTCTCAGATAACAATGAACGAACCATCTACAGCGAAATAAAAGAGTTTGTAGAGAAGTACAAAAACCTGCCAACATACGAAGCGTTGGTAATTAACTTCACCGAAAGCAAGAAACTTACCGAAGAACAGGTTCGCAACTCAATCCAAATCTTGAGTGATATCAAAGCAAACAAAGATGATCCAACTGACATTCAATGGCTGACTGAACACACAGAAAAGTTTTGCCAAGACAAAGCATTGTATAATGCTATCATGGAATCAGTCACAATTCTGGATGATAAGTTTGGTACCAAAGCAAAAGGTGAAATCCCAAAGATTCTTTCCGATGCTCTTGGTGTTTCATTTGATAGAAATGTTGGGCACGATTACATTAACGACTATGAAGAACGATTTGAATTCTACCATCGCAAAGAAGAACGAATCCCCTTTGATTTGGATTTCTTTAACAAAATCACAAAAGGTGGTCTACCTAACAAGACGCTTAATATCGCTCTTGCCGGAACTGGCGTGGGAAAAAGTTTGTTCATGTGCCACATGGCTTCTGGTTGTATCTCGCAAGGCTTTGACGTTCTTTATATCACCATGGAAATGGCTGAGGAAAAGATTGCAGAGCGTATTGATGCGAACCTACTAAACATTAAACTTGATGACTTGCACCTGATAAGCAAAGAAGATTATGAAAGACGATTTCAAGGTGTGAAAAGTAAAACTCAAGGTAAACTAATCATCAAAGAGTATCCAACTGCAAGTGCTAGTTCTATGCATTTCAGGTCTTTGTTAAATGAATTACAATTGAAAAAGAGTTTTCGCCCAAAGATTATCTTCATTGACTATTTGAATATCTGTTCTTCTTCTAGATTGAAACAAGGTGCGAATGTAAATTCATACACCTATGTCAAAGCTATCGCAGAAGAATTGCGTGGTCTTGCTGTAGAATTTAATGTGCCAGTTGTTTCAGCTACACAAACTACAAGGTCTGGCTTTAGTAATTCAGATGTTGACTTGACTGATACCTCAGAATCGTTTGGTTTGCCAGCGACTGCTGACTTTATGTTTGCTCTAATTAATACCGAAGAACTGGAACAATTGAACCAAATTATGGTTAAGCAATTGAAGAATCGCTATAATGATCCAAGCGCAAACAAGAAGTTTGTTATTGGTGTTGATAGGGCTAAAATGAAACTGTATGATGTAGAAGATTCAGCGCAGACTATAGTTGATTCTGGTCAGATTCCAGATGATAAGCCATTGAATACTTTTGGCAATCGTGAGCGAAAATTCAATTCCAAGTTTGAAGGAGTGCGTGTATAAATACTCTATAAACTGGAGTATAAATGGCAGGCGCATCCGCAGAACGACAAGAATCAGGTGTTGTTAAGAAAATTAACGATGCCTTTACTAAAAACAAAAAAAATCCAATAACTGTTGTTGCTGGCAAAACTGTATTAACTGGAGTGGTTAAGGCAGAAAAGTATACTGGCAGACAAGCGGGCGGTTCTGAGCCATATACTGATGTGGTAATATATGTTATGAGAAAAGGTAAAAAAGTTCCTGTAAACTGCTCACTAAAAGGTGAATCTGCACCATCTCTTGCTGGCGGTGGTCTTAAAGGACTAGAACTTGCTGTTCCTGGTATCGCTAAAAAATTTATGAAAGCGGCTTTTAAAGAGTTGGTCACAAAAAAGAAAATTAAAGCTGGTGATAAAGTTCCCGATGTGTTTGGTAAAATATCAGCAAAAGATAAATTAAAAATTGTTATAGGTAATGAAGCGATGGGTGGACCAATTGACTTCATGTATATTGGTCCTATGGATGTTATAGGCACATATGACGCAAAAACAAATATTTTAAAATTGAATGGTGCATTAACAATGGCTGATGAATACGCCAAAACTCACGATTTATATTTTAGATTAAGAGCAAGACGGGAAGACCAAAGATTTGATCCTGATGCTAAGGATTCTGATGGCACGCCAAAAATATACGGTAAATCACCATCAAGAGGTGATAGTGCTGGTCGTATTGTTGTGACTGATAGTGTTCCATCAACTGGCGTAATAGTAAAACTATGAAATTCACAGAATTCCTAACAGAGGGCGCAAAGAAAGAAGGCGCCAATCTTCACCTTGAACACATTGAGGATGAAGTATTAAATCGTGGCGTTGCTGGTGCAAGAGATGCGATTGCTTTCCTTCGTTCTTTGCGTGACATGCTTGCTGGTCATTCAGACACAAAAGTAAATGTCACTACAAAATGGGATGGTGCACCTGCTGTATTTGCTGGTATCAATCCAGACAATGGCAAATTCTTTGTTGGTACTAAAGGGGTATTCAACGTAAATCCAAAATTGAATTACACAGAGGCTGACATTGATAACAATCATGCATCAGAAGGATTGAATGCTAAACTAAAAGTAGCATTGCGTTATCTACCTAAACTTGGAATCACCGGCATTCTTCAAGGCGATATGATGTTTGCTAAAGGTGACTTAAAGAAACAAAGCATTGAAGGTGAATCATATGTCACATTCCAACCAAACACAATCGTATATGCTGTGCCAACCGATAGCGCATTAGCAAAGAGTATGCTATCCGCTCAAATGGGTATTGTATTTCATACTTCATATACCGGAAAGACTTTTGATGATATGAAAGCATCATTCAATATTGATATCAATCATTTGAAGTCAACGAAAGATGTTTGGTTCCGTGATGCTTACTTCATTGATGCATCTGGTACTGCATCTTTTACCGAGCAAGAAACTAAAGATGTTACATACTTGCTTTCACAAGCTGGTACAATATTCCAGAAACTAAACTCAATGGCATTGAATAGAATTTCTGCATCCGAAAATCTTCTTGTTCAAATTAAAACTTTCAACAATACCAAAGTGCGTGAAGGTCAAGCAATCAAAGATACTTATAAGCATACACAAGAATTGATTAAGTGGGTTGAAGCTAAACTTAACAAAGAAATTCTTGATGCTAAAAAAGAAGAAACAAAACTAAAACGTCAAGCAGAGAAGAATGAGATTATGAGATTCTATCGCAACAATGCGAATGAATTGAAAAGCATATTTGATTTGATGAATATGCTTGTTGATTCCAAGAACATGATTGTTAAGAAACTACAAGGCATGAAACAAGTTACCAATACATTCTTAAGAACGGATGATGGCTTTAAGATTACCAATCCAGAAGGCTTTGTAGCTGTAGATAAACTAAAAGGCAATG